CAAGGTTATAGAATGGCAAAGAAAAAGCCGGATACATCCCAGACGATGGGGTGTGTGTATGAAAACCAAAGCTCGATATACAAGAAGCTACGCGATGGGGGCTTCATCACGTTCTCTCAGCCATACATGACCAAGCTGGTCAAGCAGGGCAAAATCCCGTTCAAGGATATTAAGGGCAAAAAACACTATTGCCTAAAAGAGGTCATTGATGCTCTCAATGGTGAGTTTAAGTCAAAAAAACCACAGGATGATACAATATCAAACGTGGAGGGCAAAGAGGATTTGCGCTCGCTCGATGAGGAGCTGAAATACCAACAGGCGCGGAATTTGAGACTCAAGGCCGACCAACTTGAAGAGTTGATTATATTCAGGGAGCAAGTCGAAGCAGACATATTTGCGATATTTGACACAATCAAAAAGCAATTCCAAAGCCTAACGACAAGGGTACAGATGCCCAAAGACCTCAAAGATGAGGTGGACAATGAGATTGAAATCATACTCAATAACCTATCGCGGGGAGAGACGTATGGACATTAAGTTTTTACAATCCGTCATAAAGGCGTTTGAACCTGACCCGCGATATACCGTAACGCAATACGCGGATGAGTTTCGGGTGTTGTCCTCAGAAGCGTCAGCCGAAGTTGGCAGATACCGCTCGTCCCGCACCCCGTATGCCATTGAAATCATGGACGCGCTATCGCCCCAGTCCGACGTTAAACAAGTAAAGCTTATGAAGGGCACCCAGATTGGGGGCAGTACGATAGCCGATAATATGGTTTTGACCTACCTCGACCTATACCCCTGCCCAATACTCTACATCCTGCCAACAGAAACACTTGCTAAAGGAACCTCAAAGAGGAGAATATCACCCGCAATCAGAGAGATTAAGCGTCTCGCCTCAAAGGTGCGGAACGGCAAGAGCAAAAATGACATTGGCGAAATATTCGTCAAGGAAGTCCCAGGTGGCAACCTGACATTCGGATGGTCAAACTCTACCGCGTCGTTTCGTTCGTTCTCAGCACGTGTTGTCATCTTGGACGACATTGATGGGTACGGGGAGTTTGGGGAGGGTGACGTTATCATCCTTGCAAAGAAGCGGGTCAATGCGTTTCCAAACAGTAAAATCTACATCAACTCTACCCCAACCCTGCTCGGTGTCCAAGAGGAGGACGGGGAGGAGAAATATGTTAAGGGCAGCTCTCTTATTGCCGCTGAAATGGAGGAGAGCGACTATCGAAAATATATGATGCCGTGCCCTCATTGCGGCGAGCGGTTTTCATGGGATGGGGGTAAGGAGTTTAGGGAGAATTTTCGCTTTGATGTTGACGAGAATGGGTACAGATCAAGCGATGTGGTGGCCGTATGCCCACATTGCGGATCGCTGGTGTCCGAAAACAACAAAACAAAGATGATGCTCTCGGGAAAATGGATTCCGACACGCGCACACCAACACAGGGGATATTTTCTGCCGTCATTTTACTCACCGTATGGGATGCTGTCATGGAATGAGATCGCGGACGAATGGCTAATCGCTGATAAGCACCTGCGGCGCGGGGATGACAGGAAAATGCAGGTAGTGTGGAACACTCACTTTGCGCTGCCATGGAAAAAGATCATCAAGGAGGTTGAAATCGACCAAGACGACCGCCTCGAGAACTATGGATGTGAGGTGCCTGATGGGGTTAAGGTGCTTACAGCAGGTGTGGATGTGCAGGACAACCGTGTTGAGATTGTTGTGCTCGGTCATGGGGCAAATGGTGAGATATGGAATATTGACTACAAGGTCATCTATGAGGACTTGTTGCACGAGACGGCGCGGGATGCCTTGGATGACTATCTGATATATAAAGAGTTCTACCGCATGGATGGTATGCCAATGAAGATACGCGGAACCGCAATAGACACAGGAGGACACCGGACAAAGCAGGTGTACGAGTATGTAGATGAGCGCATAGGCAACAATATATTCGGGATAAAGGGCTCTTCCACAAAAAACGCACCCCCAATCAACAAAAGGGCGCATGACCTCTCCGATAAAAATCTAATCATATTGGGTACAAATGCGCTCAAGGATGACTACTATGCCCGTCTCGGCGTAACAGAAAAAGGTGAGAATTTCGTACATTTCCCTGCGATACAAGCGTTTGATAGTAGATTTTTTAAGATGCTGACCGCTGAAATCCGTAACCCAGATGGAACATACACGAAGATACGCAAACGGAACGAGGCTATCGACTGTTCGATATACGCAATGAGCGTAATAAATATCCTGTCGATTGACGTTGATGGTATGGATTCTGATATTTTCTATGAAAAAAGGGAGATAGTGAGGCAACCTCTATTTGATAACGACTTTAATAATTATCTAAATGAATATTAGATATAATACCGCAAAGGAGCTGTCGTGAAAACTTATGGTGAGCAACTGGAAGAGGTACAGAACGCTATCAGCGCAGTACTCAAGAACCAGCGCTATAACTATAACGGGCGTGAATACGTCCGTGCAGACCTTGACTCACTCCGTAAGCTTGAAAAAGACATTATCCACAACCTCCAGACTTACGGGAACGTTCTCCCAATAGCACACATGAGCACACATGGGGCTTATCATGTCGAGTTTCATTAAGAAAACAAAAGCCGCGATTAGAGCGTTCCACGAGGGCGGTAAAATCACCAAAGCCAATCAGGACTTTTGGAACGCGGTGAGCCCGTTTGAGGAGACCGCTGCCCCAGACCGCTATATCATGACCGGACGCGCACGGTGGCTCAAGGCAAATAACCCTGTAATGGCAAACATAGACGGGGCTATCATCGACAACGTAGTACGCTCCGGTATCCAGATGCAGTCAAAGACAAAAAATCGCACGTTCAATCGTCGGGTCGAGAAGCGGTTTGACATGTGGGCATCCTCAAAAGATAGCTCGATAGAGGGGGCTATAAACTTCTACGATGGCCAAAGGGTATCCCTCGATGCTCGGATGGTTGACGGCGAAATGTTTATCGTTATGCACGATACTATCGATGGACTTAAATTGCAATACATCGAAATGGATCAACTCCATGAGATCGTATATGATGCCAAAGGCAAAGCGACCGTGTACCGGTTCAAAAACGTCTCAAAGGATGGCCTATACTACACGACCGACTACACAGAGGTCAAGGCCGAAGATGTAATCCATTATTACAAATCGGAGAGACCCTCTCAAAAGCGCGGGATTTCTGAGTACAAAAGGGCAATCCTTGACATAAAGAACTTTGCGGCATACCAAGACGCTACAATCAAGGCGGCCAGAGCCCGTGCGGGCATTGCGTACAGCGTTGAGACAGAAGCCGGAGCAAGAAAATACGGCGGGATGCAGGACAACGACGGCAAGAACATCCAAGCGATAAACGGCATAATGGTGTACTACCTCAACAGAGGTGAGAAGCTTAATGTGCATGCCCCAGATGCTGCCGCCGATGATTATAAGGTATTCACTGAGACGGTAATCCGCATGATAGCAACAGCACGGCGCGTTTCCTACGAGCTCGCCTTTAAAGATTACCAGCACGTAAACTTTGCATCATCCCGTGCGTCATTGATTCAGGACAATTACCACTTCGATGAGGAGTTCACACATATTGTGCGTAACGTGCTCAATATAGTTTATGCTCGGTGGCTCAAGCTTGAAATAGCTCTTGGCAATCTCGGCGTATCGTTCATGGCCTACAAGAAATCACCGGACAAATACCTTGCGCCGAGGTTTATCCCACCGCAAAGGGCTTGGGTCGATCCACTCAAGGACATCTTAGCGATTGAGAAAGAAATAGCCCTCAATCTGACCACCCAGACCGATGTGGCGCAGTCAAGAGGCAAGGACTTCGATGAGATAGTCCAGCGCAAAAAAGAAGAGATGGAGATGCTCAAGGAAGCAGGACTGTGGGTAGAGCTCGACGGCGAAAAGTCCCAAACCCAGCTTATTGCTGAGGCGAGGGCAATAAATTCAACATTGGAGGAGCAATGACAATAGAGCAAAAACGCAACGCGCTACTGGGTGCGCATAAGACCCGACAGTCGTCCGTGGCACCAGTGCAAAAAGAGGACGGGATGGAATTTGTGTTCATCTCATCCGACAACTCTGGAACACGGTATGACTGGTCAACTGGAAAATACTATGAAGAGGTGCTCGACCCCGCAGGTGCTGACACAAGCCGCTTCAAGACGATCTTCAAAGACCATGTTCGGTCGGTCGATAACGCCGTCGCCCGCGTTGATAGTACTTCGGTAGAGAGTGACCAGCTCGTCGGCAAAGTCGTTTTTGGTTCGGACGACGATGCGCAGAAGATCAAGCGGAAATATGAGGAAAGCATCCTCACTGATGTGTCTGTTGGGTATATCATCAATGACTACAAGGTTGAAGAGCGGGAGGGGCAACCCGACTTAGTTACCGTCACCAACTAC